CCCTCCCGTAGGGTAGCTGAAGCGTCCGTAGATGCCTCAGAATGTTAGGTTTAAAGTTTTGCTAATTTCTCCAATGCCTCACGGGCTGTCTTCCCGGGCATCTGCCTATCGTAATCAGGGTGTCCGTGATCTGAGAAATCATCAGCGAACGCCCCACTCGGCCTATCAGGCAGAATGAGGATTGCGTGATAATTCTCAGGATCGGCGTAAAACTCCAATGCCTCCCGTGCAATCTTGATTTTCTGATTCAGATCCTTGATCAGGGTTAATCCCTCCACTTCCGGTATCTTTAGGGCGGGAATGGCTACCAGCTGGCCATTAATGACGGCATCCGCAACGCAGATATGTTCAAACTTGGGACCGGGCTTGTAATAGATGATTTCGCTCATTTTGCCTCCTTTCTGATATCTGATGCCCTGATTTCATGTTTCTCTACTTTTCCTGACTGAGTGAACTGCGTGCGGATCATCACCACGGGATCAACCTCATCCAGCATATCAGAGTGGAACTGATGGCAATTGCCACAGTATTTCTCCAGGACATCTTGTGGGTGATGACTCGTCATCCCGCATTTCGGGCAGGTAATAGATTGTTCGCTCATTTTGCCTCCTTCTTCTTCGCATCCTCCAATATCTTGCCGATTAGTGGATTAATGCCAGCTTCACGGTCATGCAGGATTATGCCCTTCACGACCTTATGAAGTTCCGGGGAATAATACTCATACCCGTATTCGTACTCAGATCCGCCTTTTGGCGATTTACCGTAATTACGGCCGTAGATATGGATTATCAGCGATCCATTGATTCTAATTTCGACTGTGAACATGTTTCCTCCTTTTTCTGTTTTAATACTGAGAGCAGTGCAATTCTTGCTTGATCCAATTCCTCAGCCCACATCTTATCGATTTCTTTGTCTGCAGGATTAGGCCAAGGTACATAACCAAAGCCACTGGCGTGGGTGTGACAGCCTGGATTCCTGTCGCTCCAATCCGGCTCTCCGTAAACCCTAGGGGTCATGCCCCCAATCCTCCAATAAGCATACTGAGCACCGCCTGGTGCCCAGCGCCGTAGGTAGAGATATTCTTCTTTTTCCCATCCTTTAGCACGGCCGTGAATTCGCATTTGTCTTTATCGACCTCGATCGAAGCGATCTGGTCCGGAAAGTCAAACCCGTCCAGATAGCTTTTAGCTGAATCCGGGATGATTAACGGCAATCGAACCAGGAACGACTCCATGAAGGAGAAATTATAAAGCCGATACGCTTCCAACATCGTCTTCATAAATTCCAATGGTTCTTTGCTGGCTTTTTTGCGTAACCGCAGATAGGTGACCATATTGTCGAAAAGACGCATATCAGCCGACATGTAGGTTACAGGTGTGATTTCTCCGGCCACTCCACTACTGATCACCTTCCCGTCCTTAAGTTCTACCATTACGTATCCCTTGGTGTAGACAGATCTGAACACACCATTGAAGTTTTGCTCAGTAAACGTGTTATCGAATACGAATTGAGCCGCACTATTTGGACTCGGAGGCGCAGTCCGCATCACGCCAACAGCCCCCAGGGCATAAGCCACTTTGAGCATGAACGATTTGCCTGAGCTATTAGCGCCAACGAATACAGCTAATTGCTGTAATTCGATCTCCTGATTCATTTTGAATGGTGCCGTGATATCGAGCACCAGTTTCTCTAGTTTATTTGGTTTTTCTTCTTTTTTGGTTTTTGTTTCTGTTTTCATTTGTTTTCCTTTAGTTTCGCATCGAGATTAGACTTCGCGCCACTTTTGGGTCGAAACTTAGTGCAAAAGCACTTTCTGACATGGCAACATTGAGTTCCGGACGTGTGCGCCAGTTGGTGATGTCCACATCTGCATATCTTTCGCTGTGGTTCGTTTTTCATGGCTTCACCTTCGTCAGCGCGTCGTTGACTTCTCGCATGATCGCCTTCGCTTGGTCTATCTTATCGAGTGATTGCGCTCGGATAAACGGCTTCACTCTTGCGAGCAAGTCCACCAGCGGCTTTCGCGCTTCGTTGACCAGTCGGTATGCTTCTGTGTTTGGAGCCCCGATTGCAACGTTGACTGTCACGCCAATACGAGCGCACTCTTTTATCAACCAATCGCGTTGCGCTCTTGCTTCGGTGCTATTCTCTCGCTCGGCGGCGAGTTGCTGTTCAACTATAGCTGCACGATCTAGTAGAATCGTAACCTTTTCCCGCTCGGCGGAGAGCGCGGCTTGCAACTCCGGCAAGTCCATATCTTCAGCCTCAATTTGTCTCGCAATCTCTCCCATTCGTTTAATTTGAGCCTTGGTTGGACGTTTGATTTCTGCTAACTTTCTCCACTCGATAATCTCAGGCCGATCCGATTGACCTTCCCCTGCCCAAAACGCGATTTCCTTTCTCGTTTCGTAGAGTTCTTGACGCAAGGTTGCGAGTTCATCTGCCAGCTTGGCTTCGTGCTCAATGAGCGACCGATAGCGCACTGTCTCATAGTATTTCTTTTGGGCGACGAGTGCGGCGTTGAAAATGTCCTTTAGTTTCTTACGAAACCATTGAGGCATCGCCTTGTCGGTTTTCTCGCAAAGTGCTTCGATTTTGTTATCAACGTCAGTCCACTCCTGCTCCGTAGCTGGCGGCTTGCCGGAATGTTGACCGCACAGTTCCACTTTTGTATCGGTTACAAGGCATCCACAGCTTGAGCGATACTTTTCGTCCTCCGTAGCTGTCGTCTGCGATGGCATGTTATCAGTCAACGGATTGTGGATTTGGCAGGTCTTATGAGTGTCACAAGTGCATTGTGGTGTTTTGTTTTCCATATTAATCCTTTCTTGTTTTTACCTCCAATATCTTTCTTGATGGTAGCCTACCGGCTACCAGGTCGTTGAATGTCTTATAAGCTGTCTCGTATCTAGCAGACAAGCTCCAGCTAACGATCCACCACATCCAGAGAATCTGTCTCTCTGTGTGCCAGTAAACATTGCCGTTGATGTGCTCCTCCCTTACGAGTCGATACTTCATGGTTTTGGCGTCCCTTCTACCCCACGTTCTTTTCGCTCTTGCGTTCTTTGCCGTAAATAATGAAGAGCTGTGATTAATCGTTCCAGCGCCCTCATATTATTCTCACTGGGCAACTTCTGATCGAGAAACATTATCCGATCGATCAGCATCTCCAGCACTTCCTCATTGGTCGTGCCGTTGTGCACGGTTACGAATTTCCCATCCTTCTCTTCTTTCTGGATGAACTGGACGATGAGATATCCGCCCTCCATCATGTCCAACTGATATTTATGTCCTGGTACTAGTACTTTCATTTTGTTTTTCCTTTCTGGTTTGTTTTTCGTGAATTCTCTTGTTTCTCTCATCCATCATGGCGTCAGCTGCATTAAAAGCCATATAGGCCGTGCCGGGCCAATTGGCATCATGTTCTGGATTAGCGCACATACCCTGTAGTGCTGCAATAGCACAGAGATCATGCATGGTTATCCCGTCCTGTGGTGGGCAGGCAATGAGCCTGTTTACTTCATATGTACTTGCCGGCCGTGGAAATGCCGGCGGATTTTCTCTATTCATTTCATTTTTACCTTTCTTGTTTGTTGTGTAAATGTTCCGCCATGGAAACCATTCTTGAACTTCCACAGCTGGAGCCCGTTGTTGAAGTAGGACATGTGATTTCATGCCCACATTGCCTCGGACGACATGTATTGCGTCCGGGTCCAAACAACGGCAGTTTACTATTGTATTACAAATGTGGACGCGACCTGCGCCTGGGTGCAGTAGCAGGGAAGCTCGTTGTTTCGCCTATGTAGTCTCTTCTACCCAGAGACCCAAGGTTCGCAGGAAGGCTTCTGCCCGTTGGGCGGATGTGGAGAGTATTACTTTCCAGGCCGGACCACCAGTTACATCGAACAGTAGCACGCAGTAAGTTTCTATTTGTTCCTCGGTTAGCACCTTCTCTGCTTCATGCATGGCGTTGAGGTCGTTCAGGTAATCGGGAAATGTAGCATCTAGGAAATCAGCCAACATTTGTCCGGTTGGAAGATCAGCATCAATACTGCGCTTCCATCCGCACGCTTCGGCTATTGCTATTCGTTGAGCTTCAGGTTTCATAGTTTCCTTTCTTGTTGTTGTATTGACAATTTACTATCTTGGTATCCGAACCTACCCGAATGGTCAAGAAGTCCGATATCGCTCGTGACTGGGGCTGCACGCCTCAGTACGTCCACACCCAGGTAAAGAAGGGCTGCCCAACAGATTCCCTGGAGCACGCCAGGATGTGGCGCGAAGCCCGTCGACAGCGTTCGAGTCATTCAGGTCCACCCGGTTCCCGGGATTACAGTGATGATTCACGACCTGCCAAAACAGGACCAAATGGTCATATCCTTGAGGACATCGGGGATGATATGCTACTCGGTTCCAAAGAAGCTGTTCGGCAAGCCTGGAGACTTTTACGAGAAGCATTGGTTGAGGGGAAAGCACAAAAGATCGGTGCATGGCTTTCGCTTTACACACGATCGGTCGAAGCCAATGTGAAAGCCGAATCCATGATCCGTGAGGAACAAGAGAGGCAGAAGGTACTGATCCCATTAACCGAAGCCCAGGCTGAAGCCAGGAAGGGATACGAGATTATCCTTCAACGACTTAACGCTCTTCCTCAGAACATAAGCGCTAAACTCAACCCTACAGATCCAGCCTGGGCACTGGATATCCTGGAGCAAGAATGTGCAGCCATCATTGAGGATGCCCAGAAGGCATTTGCCTGATGCCTGACACACAAGCGCTATTCCGGAGTTTCCTGTTCCGGATCTTAAAGCCGCCGACTAAGGAATCCGTATGCAGCTGGGCTGAAAAGAATGTAGAGGTCCCGACCGGAGCCATACGAGGCCGGCTAAACCTAAAGATGACTCCATATGGTCGGGAGATCCTCGAACGCTTCGGGGATCGTCGGACGAAGAGTCTGACCCTCTGTTTCGCGTCACAGTCCGCGAAAACCACTCTCACCATCATTGGTATGCTTTACCGATTGGTTCGGGACGCCCAGGATACGATGTGGGTTTTCCCAAACCGGGAATTAGCTAATTCCTTCAGTAAAGCCCGATGGATGAAATTTGTTCAGGCCTGTGAATATGCACGGAGCCTACTGCCCCGCACTACAAAGAACGAGATCGATCGCCATCTGTTCGCATTCATGGAGCAGCATTTTCTGACGATGTTTTTGAAATTCGTCGGTTCAAACAGTCCAGCAAACTTAGCCTCATTTCCATGCGGAATCTTGGTGATGGACGAATGCGATAAATACGGAGATCAGTCAAAGTACGAAGCGGCTGCTTTGGATCTAGCCGAGGAACGCACAAAAACGTTTCCGTTCCCGCTTGTTGTAAAAGCATCCACTCCGACGACTGCGGAGCGGATGATTTGGCCTGCGTTTCTGAAGTCTGATCAACGTTATTTTTGGGTTCCATGTCCGAGGTGTTCTAAGAGCATTAC